CTTCGATTATGGGAGCACTTACACCTTGAAAGGCATAAGCTTGCTCGTATACTTGGATGAAGAAGAGACCTTCAGTGCAGATATTGAAGAAGTGAAACGGCTCTGTGGATTAACCCTTGATAATGTAGACATTGAAGATTAAAAAAAAGGAAGGGAGTAAAATATAGAATGACCACTAAGAAGAAAACAAGTAAAAAGCCAAAGTTCAACTACAATGAATGGTTAAATGAATTGGATTTGAACAAGTACCTGAAACAAGGATTCACCAAATCCTTAAAAGAAGAACCAAAGACTTTGGCAGAAGCAGAAAAACTACTAAAAGAATACTTAGGAGAATAAAATCATGGCAATTATACCAAAAATAACAGTCACACAAGTTGACAACGTCCCCAAGGGTGCACCAGGCGTAGCAGGTAAAGTTGCAGTAGTGGCAGAGTTCAGTAAAACCTTAACCACTCCAATTAGTGTTAAGAGTTATGCTGAAGCAATCGCTCAAGCAGTAACAACCCCTATCACCAGTAGCAGCCCAAGTGGTGACCAGATACTCGACAGTCTCTTCCGTGGAGGAGCAGCCGATGTATTAATCAAGGACATCAGCCCATCTACTAGTGGCAGTCCGACCGGTGCAGAAATAGTGGAAGCCGCTACCAGTCTTGAAGAAAATTATGACATACTCTTCATACCATACGATTTAACTGACACCAACCTTGCACTTGTAAAAGCGTACCTTGATGACAGATTCGAATCATCACACCCAGTAGGATTAATTGCTCCAGTTACCAGGAGTGCTGCGGCGGATTATGTTACAACCGCTGCAATCTTCGAGGATGGTGGAACTTTCGGTCTTGTAAGTCAGCAATTCACAGTTAACGATACCCAGTTAAGTGTGCCACAATCCGCCGCTTATTATTGTGGTCTTATCTGTCAGAGAAAAGTGGATGTAAGCTTCACCATGAAGACCCTTGAAGGTGTGGAAGCAGTAACTCCTGAAATGACTTTTGCACAATCAAGTGATATGGGATACAAGCTCGTGGAAGCAGGTTACCCTGTAGCTAAATGTTTGAATCGTGCGGAGAAGAACTTTGTAATCGTTAATTCAAGACTGCCTCACACTATCACCGCGACTGATGGTGAATCATTACACCTTGACTTGTACATGGAAAGAACAATCAATTACATCGTTAACCTTTTCAACCTTGAAGAGTACCTTGGTGAGAAAAACAACCCAGTAACCCTTGACGCGATCGAGCAAAGACTCGCAAGGATTAAGCATGATTGTGTTGATGTTCAAGGATTAGTTAATGACATCCAGTACAGTGTTGAGAAAGTCAACCGAGACTGTGTGAGAGTCAATATTGAAGAAATAGTCTTTGATGGAGTAGTCACTTGCATTAACGCTAATGTGACTTATGATGTACAATAAAAGAGGAGATGATGAGTAATGGCAGATAAAACAATCATTATCGATGGGATTACTGTTGGAAGAGGTACTGGTGTCAAGATAGATGACAACACAAGCCTCAGTACTGAGGACACCTTTGACGGTCCAGTTGTAAGTGGTATGGCTAAAACCAGTTACAGTATTGAAATAAGCAAACTTATTGCTCCTGATGTTGAATCCTATCTCCAACTCCGTAATACTTTGAATAGTATGAAGGTTAATAAGAAGGAAATCACCATCAAAGAGACAGTAAGGGGTAATGACGGCACCACTTACACTATCAAGCAAATCTTCCTTAGATGCCTTGTAGATAGTTACAATAAGGAATTAAGTGTTGATTCCTTAACAACTGAATCTATCAAGTTCACTGCGGAGGATGTTGATGAAGAAGCAATGAGAGACAACTAAGGGTCTCTTCTTTTTCATATTTTTATATTTTTTTATTATTTTTTTTATGATTAATCTCATAATTAGTATTACTATTATTATTATTTTTTTAAAGGGGAGTTAAAAACAATGAACGAGAATAAAAGTTTGGAAGAGTTACTGGCGGAGACCGAACAAAAAATAATGAATAATGAGTTTCAAAAACAATTCACACTCACCTATGACGGGGAAGACTATGATTTCATACTTAAACCATTAAGTCAGAACGATTTTTTAAGCATCTACCAAAGAAACCAAGGCAATATTGCAAAACTCAACGAAGCAATAATAAAAAAATGCCTGATAACCGAACAAGGCGAACCATACCCTGCCAAACTCGTAAAAATACTAATCGATAAAATGCCAGCAGGATTCGCAAGTGATGTGACTAAAAGAGTCTACGAGATAAGCGGAATACAAACCAACCCCGAAGACCTTGAAGAAGCCAAATCCTTTCTTAACCAAACACCTTAACTATGAAGACGGCAAACTTTGCCACATCACAAGAATGTTCGACAGGGGAATAATAAGCCTAACACTCAATGATTACAACCAATCCACACCCTACCAACAATTAGCATGGGTAGTAATCACTGATGAAATAATAAGATTTAGATCCAGTCAGAAACCTTTCACAGTTTATTAACTCCCATAAAAAAAAAGGAGAATAATATGATTATTTTTGTGGAGGCGAAAAAATAGATGGCAGAATATGAATTAAACCTAAAAACGAATGCAGATGCCTCTGCACTTGATGAACTACTTGAAAAACTAGAACAATTAACCGAAGTAGAACAAGAAACCGGTGAAATAATCATCAGTCCTGAAGCCGATACTGCTGAAGTCGATGAATTAGCCAACAGCCTATTCGAAGTAAGCAAAGCAGAAGAAGAGACTGGTGACAAGGCCGAAGAAGCCGCCTCGGAGATTGATTTAATGGCTAATGCCATAAGTGCGGCTGCAAGTCTTGGTTTAGCTGCGGAGTTCCAGAGTACTGCGAATGCCGCGGATAATTATAATGTCAGTATGGCTGCTTTAAATACTGTTGCGGCGAATAACGGGGTCGCAATGGATAATGTTAGCAGCGCTATATCTCGTGTCACGGATTCCACAACCATTAGTGGAGGACAAGCAAGAAGCTTCTTCTCATTAATGATGAATATGGGAGTCACCAGTACTGATACTTTAGCTAATAGTCTTATCTATTTGCAGGGGCAATCTGCGATTACTGGTAGTAGTGTTGAGCAGATGGAGTCCAAACTTACAAGATTGGCCAACTCTGATAACCTTGGTAGCAGACAACTTGTAGGGTTAGGATTAAGCCTTGAACAATTAGCCGAGACCAACGGAACCACTACCGAACAGATATCCGCGGACTGGGCTAATATGACTGCGGACCAAAGACTCGAAGCACTTAACAATGCAATGGCCGAAAATAGTGGACTCGTGGAAACTATGAACAATACCACATCAGGCCAATTAGCGGAACTGCAACAAGCATGGGCTGGATTGGAAATTGATGTCGGACAATCCACCAGTACCATTAATCAAGCAATACTCGGAACCGCCACCGGAGCATTAAAAACATTACGAAGTAACTTGCAAAACATACCATTCGCACCAACATTCCTAGGAGGAGCATTAGCAGCAGGAAGCCTTGTAACTGGTATGAAACCTGCAATGGACACATTCAACTCATTAAGCAAGAGTGTGAGCAGTGTAGGGGATATGCTAAGAGGCTTCGCAAGTGCAGTTAATATCGTACGTAATGCAGAGAGTGCAGGTGCGGCGATCAAAGGATTATATAATGCGGCACTTGGAGTGGAAGCAACTGCAACAACTGCCAAAGGAGCGGCAGATGCCGCCGCAACTGGTCCGACAACCGCCTTGGCAGTAGCGGAAAACTTGCTCCTTTCACCAGTAGTACTGGTTACTTTGGCGATAATTGCTCTTATTGCAATCTTATGGTTGTTGTATAATAATAATGAGACTGTCCGTGCTGGTGTGGATGCGTTGGTTCAAGCCTTCTGGAATTTTGTCGCGTACCTTATGACTGTGCCTGCTCAGGTAATGGCTTTTGTCTCATCTGTTGTTAATTATTTCAACCAGTTGAATGCTAGGATACGGAATGCTCTTTTAAGAGTTGTGTCTGCGATTATTAGTACTATAGCGAATTGGGCGAGTGCTGGAGCATCCGCGGCTAGTGGTGTTGTGAATAGGATTGTTGGAGCATTTAGTGGTATACAATCAAGGATTAGCGGAGCATTATCTGGTGTAGCAAATACAATAACCAAGCCATTCCGTGATGCATACAATCAAGCAAAATCCCTTTGGGATAGTATCACAAGCCTAGGTAGTGCAGGTATTAATGTTGGAAGTGCAGGCATTGTAACAGGTAGTGCAGGTATAAACCTTGGCGGAGCAAACAGCAACCTTATGAATACTGTAACCAATTCAAGCACAGGCACAACTAACATCCAGTTGAATGGCATAATCGAAGAAAGTGCTGGTGACTTCATTGTACGAAAATTGAATGATGAATTATACAAACAGAGAGTAGTGAGAGGAATATAAGATGGCTGAGATTACTTTCGCAAACGTGGAAATACGACACATCACCGAACCTATCCATAAAACTAAGGCAAGGAATTATTCTAATAACACCTTTGTCGGAACTAGTGGAAGCAATGATATTGAATATATATCAAGTGATGGAAGAAAATTAACTTTCACAAGCATAGTGGGTAATGGCGACACCACTACACTCTCCAGTTACCGCAGCCTAGAAAAAGAATACACTAACAAATCAGGGGTCCTTGTCGGAGCAACAGACCTTTCAGTCAATGGAAACTATTACCTTACGGAGTACGCCGAAGAAAAATTAGTAACTGGAGCATATAAAGTGGATTGGGAGTTCACAGAGGACATTAAACCGAATATTGTGGAAACCACATTCAAAAGAATAGGCAAATCCGCTACAAAGGAAACAAGCAAGAAAAAATCCTCATCAAAGAAGACCAGTAAAAAGAAAACCGCTACTTACATAACAAGCTTGCTGACAGATTGCGGAACACTCAAATACGGACAAACTGGAAAGAAATGTGTCAAATACTTGCAGAAGTTCCTTCAGAAAAAAGGCTACTACAAAGGATACCGGATTGACGGAGATTACCTTAAATACACTAAGCAGGAAGTCACTAAACTGCAGAAAGCCTATAAGATAAAAGTAACCAAATCCAATCAGGGACAATGGGACAAGGTAACAAGGGATTACTGGCGTAAGAAGTATAACATCACCAGTAAAAAGAAAAAAAGTAAGAAGTGATGTAATATGATTGGCAAATTATACGCGTCAGATACTCCGAAACTTGCAGAGACAAGCTTCCACACAATCCCTTTCGCTGATGGAAAACTGGATTACAAGTCCAATGAAGCAAACACATTCAGCTTCAAGACAAACCAATCCCTGCCACATGGAACAAGGATAAGATACGAGGATCCAAGAGGCAAACAATACGGATTCGGAGGCCAAATATACAAGACCAAAGAAACAATCACCGGCTTGTACGAGTATGATTGTGTAAGCTATCTAAGACTCTACCTAAGCAAAATAGGAAGCGTAGCCTACAATGACAACACAAGCTACAACATCCTTAAAAAACTCATAAAGAAGGATCCAAATAATCTGAGTATTGCTGGTTTAACCAAGACCAGTAACAAGCATTCTTATTTGAAGTGGGAGAAGAAAAGCCTATGGGAGATTGCAAGGCAATTGCAGTACCTGGAATGGAAAGCCGGAAACCCAGTTGAGTGTTATGTTGATATAGATGGGGTCTTGCATTTTGGAAAGAACATTAACACGGAGCAAGGCTACAAGTTCAGCACAACCGGTGATGGAACCAACATGATCATCGACTATGATGATGAGTACAGTACGGATGATGTTGTAACCGTAGGAAGGGTGTTATATAGTGGAGCAACTAAATCATCCGCTACTGCCTCAAAGAACATGATAGCCACATGGGGTTATATTGAAGGTGACAGTTTTGACTGTACTGAGAACATAACTCAAACAAAAACAAGTTCAACAGATGCTGCGAACACTAATACTGATGGTGCTGCTTTCATTCAAAAGTATAACATAAACAGCAAGATTGTTAAGCAGGCTCAATCCATTGTAGGCACTACAAAAGGTGAAAGGGCAAAAGCAAGAGCAATATGGAAATGGATGCACGACAACATTCAATATAAAAGATATGCTTGTACAAAGAAAGGAGCATTAGGAACCTTGAATGCTAGAAGGGGTAATTGTGCAGACCAAACACACCTTTACATGAGCATGGCTGGAAGTGTGGGATTAACTGTCCGCTGCAACCATATTAATGGTCATTTCTTCCCTGAAACAAAACTGAATGGAAAATGGTTCCCTACCGATACAGTTACAAGCAGAGGATGGGGAGGTCATGCTTGCAGTGGTGCACACTGGGCTTATCATTATGACCCGAATAGATTCAATTGCTAAAAGGAGGATATGAGTAATGGCAAAAGTATTGAAAGGTCAGAAAGCAACCTATAGTGCAGATAAGAAAACGATTACAACAAGAGCATACCCAAAAAAGCCAGGGTATGCTTATAAGATACATGAGAAAACCTGGAAAAACTACTGCCCACTCTGTAAGAGAAGTGGGACACTAACATTCAATCCAAAGAAAGCTCCAGAGGCTGAACTGACTTGTGGAAACGGACATCCTCCACACTATGGAGGAGGTTGTGATGCTGATTTCTGCTGTGTTAGCGGACAAGACACACACGCCGGTAAATCATGGGGTAAATTAACTCCTGCAACAGCATCAAAGAATAAGAAAGTCAAGGTGGCGGATAGCAAGACACAGAAACAGAAATGCAACCTTTCCAAGGCCGAAGCCAAGAAAAAAGCAAAAAGCCTGATAAATACAGGGAAGGAATACAAGGGAAAACTTGAAGTCCCTGCATCATTGGATATTACCGTAGATGACCTTTTAAGCTTGAACTTCAAAGGCTTTGATGATGGAAAAAGGTTCAAAGACATCAATAACAGGACCTTGACTGTTGAGTCTGCAAGCCTTGACATCGACAGTCAGAAGCTAAGTCTGGATCTTGTTCAAGGCAGTCAAGTTCTTGGCGAGCCCTACGATGGGGATTATATCATCACAACTAAGAATGGGGAAATCGTAACTAATCGAAGCAAAAAGAACCCATTCAAAGGCAAGCCTTCAAGCATTAATCCGAAGATTGGAGGTTTCAACGAACAATCCGCGGCAGTCAAGAAGATAATGCTGAAAGGCCAGGAACTCGGAAGCGTCTCCAAGATCTACAAATACTTGAAAGTCAAGGAAGCCGGAGGAACCGCAGGCTTCAAATACAAGTATTACATAGGTCATAAGGTTAGCAGCGAGAAGGAAACAGAGTTCGGAGCGAAATCCGCAGAGAAATGCTGGTCTAAGAAGACCTATAATTGTGTTGATGCATCCTGGTTGTTCTACATAATGTGTAAAGGTGCTGGAAAGACAGTTGACATTATCAAAGCCGAATATGAGGGTCTTGATGGAGTCAAAAGGTATCATATGTACAACAAGTATAAAGGCAAGACATATGATGTAAGTCAGAACATGAAACAGGAAGTCGACGGAACAAAGATAGTGACAGTTAAAAACAATACTAAAAAGAAAAAGTGAAGTGAAAGTATATGGTTGATACAGAAATATATGGAACCGATTACAACAGCCTAGGCGAAGTAACAAGCACCGGCGACATAGGATTAGCAACAGAATTAAGTAATGTCGAACAAGCAATAAGAAACCGATTATTAACAAGACTCGGGACATACCCCACAATCGACACTGACTACGGGAGCGAAATCCACTTATGCATCGGTGAAAAACTGAACACAAGCCTAACAAACAAATTAGAGGTTTACATACGAAACTGTATGCTCGAAGAACCAAGAGTCTACGACATCCTAGACCTAACACTCAACAAGGTAGGGCAAGACACAATCAAGATCCAACTCCTGTTGCAGTTAGTGGATGGTAGCGAAATTGGTTTTACTGAGGAGATTAACACACTAGGATAAAAAAGTGATTATATGGTGCAGGAAACGGAATACTTGGAAACCTTTGATGGTGAGATAATTGAGAAAGATGATGTGATAGATTACCTTAAAAGCTTGTATGACAATGCTTCATACAATGGTCTTACAAAGGTGACCGATTTCACAGAAGGAAGCGAAGCATATCACTTGTTGGATACTATTGCAGGGCTTTTCCTTGAAGCAAGGGAAGAGATAAACGATAATTACCTGATGAGCATGCTGCACACTCAGGAAGGGGAATTCCTTGACAATACCGGGGACAGCCTTGGAGTGTACCGGCATGGAGCAAGCCCTAGCGAAGGGTATGTCATAATCTATTACAATGACGAAGCCTTGACTAGCGAGCAAATCATAGACCAGGGAATGGGAACTGTTTGCAGCCTAACAGAACCAGTACTCCTGAATGACCTTGTTGTCATGACTGATGACAGCATAAGCTTCACAGTTGAAAATAGTGATGCAAGCTTGAACGGTGAAAGGTATGTCATGCTTGAAGCAATCTGCGAATATGATGGAGAGTACACTAATGTATTAGCGGATACAATCACATTGATTGAGAATGACCTACCAGCAGGCGTCAGAGTAACTAACCTTGCATTTACTGGTGGAGCGGATATTGAATCCGATGATGATTACAGATTAAGGATACTTGACCATCCGAACAGCAGCCCTGTTGGTAGTTTGAACTGGTACAAGACAATAGCCTTCGTTGAAGATGGAGTAGGAGAATTAATACATGACATCCTCCCTTCAAAGACAGGAGTCAGTGTAGATGAAGACTTATTGCTGATATATAATCCAATTGATAAGGATGAGACAGAGCAGTATTACTCCGGTGGAATGACAATCATAACAGGGAATTACACTCCAAGCGAATATGCATTGAGACAATTTTTCTCCCTTGATGAGTACAACATCATAGGAGTAACACTTGGTTATCAGAGAGCGAGCTTCCAGTATGTTCTTGCAGATACAAGCACTGAGGATTATAATATCAATTATGCAATATACTGCAACATCAACCAGGAAGAATACCCTGATGCAACTGTTGAAACAATCACTCCAAAGGTCGAGGAGGTTATTAACCAATTCAACAATGATGCTTGCATCTATCAGGCTTTCAATCCTGCAACATTGGAAGTTTTGATTGAAGATATCCCTGAAGTGACTGATGCTATAATCTACCAGAGAGCAACAAGCATAAATGATTCCACTCAAGTGGTCTGGGGTATTGTAACCGAGCCTATCGAGATGGAACAAGACGAGGTTTACCAGGTAAGCCCTGATGTGACAGTAATAACAACCGGCCCTGCTACTGGTTTAGTTGTAAATCCTGGGAAATCAGATAACCCATAGGAGGAATATTTAGTATGGCTTATGATAATTCCAGCTTGATTGGTGATGAAATCTGCGATTACTATTATGATATTGAAAACAATTTCATGAATCCACCAAGCCCTACCGGATACTTTATCTATAAGGTGCTTGGCGGAGCTTTTGACAGGATAGCTGAACTGGTTAATCAGTTCCGTATAGATTACAGTATCCTTGATTGTAATGTTGGTAAGATTGAGATTAACAATTTCCCTGAAGAGCCTAACCTTACTCATACTTATTATGTGCCTGTGTATGATGAAGAGGGTAACAAGTACATTAAGTATTCTTTTAGTGATGGCGTGTGGGTTGAGACGGCCTTGCACACTAAAATATTAAACAGTTTGGATACTTTCTGGGGAAGGTCGTATAATCTGGAAAGACCAAGCATCAGTTATACCATTGATGGTGTGACTTTTTCAAGAGCACTTACTGATGATGAATACAAGATATACTTGTATCTTAGGAATCATAGATTGTTGACTCAGAAGGATATCCTTGTTGCTTTTGGTAACTGCTTCGGCGATGTCCAAGTAGGACCACAAACAATCACCTCAATCCGAGCAGTCAACCATAAAATGTATGATAATCCACCATTCACTAATGAAACATTAGCAGCTTATGACCCTAATGATACGGGGATTGTCATAGACACTAAGCATAGTAGTGTGGATTCAGACCCTGTGATTGATAAAAAAACTACAAGTACTACAATAACAATCACCGTCCCAGGGGGGTATGATGAAAACTTCCTAACCCTCCTAACAGAGTATGCAAGTATCAAAGGGAATGTGTTAATCAGTATGGAGGATTAGAAGACTATGGAGTTTGATCGTGAACGGTTGAAGTTTGAATTGATGGATTGCTTCGATGACTCAGTCTGGGACAAGTATGATTTTGATGAGCTTGTAAGTAATTGTGTGGAGGATACTGATTTTATTATTGTTAAAGGCAGTAATTTCCGGGCCTTGTTTGACAAGGAGGATTTATGCCTTGTTAATTTGGATATTATGGAGGTTGAAGTATGACCGATTTTTTTAAGCATGGGAATAAAGTTTATAGTGAGAATTTGAATGATGGAATACTCGTAGGTAACAGTTTTGACTGGACAGTTAATATCAGCTTGCCTGGTGATACTGGTGGTGTTTTCCCTAACACTACCACTGTTGTCAAGGCTAAGGTTGCTGATGTATATGCAACTCCGAATAGTAATTTAAGCATTGGTGAAACCATTACAAATAATGCAGGTTCCAGTCAGGTTTATCGTTTGACTGTTTATCCTAACTTTAATCGCTTTGGCGGTTTTACTTTTGTTAGTTTAGAGGGTGATGGTAGTGTAATCATTACAGAGAAAGGCGGAACCAGTCCAGTAAGGAATAACCTTGATTATACTAATCTGGGTAGTGTTACTGAATTGAAAACACTTAAAGAGTATGATATCGTTGTGACTATTCCATCTGGTGGTGTGGTTACTGGGTTAGGTTTCGGTTTCAAGAGCTCATCTGCAGATGTCACAGCAAGCATTAATCAATCTAATGTCACTGGTTTGGTGTCTGATTTGAGTAGTTTGGAAAGTGGTAAGGCGGATACTGAGCATACTCATACGAAATCAGAGATTACTGATTTTCCAAGTATCCTAGTAACAAGTTTAACTGTAAGCGATTACAATCCGAATATTGATTCAACAGTTACTTTAACAGTTACTGTGAAAGATGAGTACAATCATCCTGTTGTTGGGGAGGAAGTGACCGTAACTGCAAGTGATGGTGACTTTACCCAGTTGGATGGATCAGCTATCACTGCTGCTTCAAGTGTCACTGGAACAACTAATAATAGTGGGCAATTTACGTTGACTTATACTTGTTCAGAGTGGGGTTTAATCACTTTTTCAGCGAATAATACAAGTAATCAAATAAGAGTCTCTGGATGGAGACAACTCAAAACATTCGGCACAACTGGTGTAGTTAAAACAAATGGCGAATACGTGTATATCTACTGTGCCGACAGTATCTCAAATGTAACAAGCAGACAAACACGTGGTATCGGTACTGTTACAACTGGTTATGAACCCATATCTGTTTTTGCGGTTGAAGCAAGTCAAGACCAAGCAGCAAACCACAAATTCTTAGTCAGTACAAATGGGAACATTAGCGTTTCAAACGCCACCACATCCACAACATCAATACAAGTATTTAACAGTATAATTTATCCGTTAATATAAGATTTTATACAAAAAAGGAATTAAATAGGATTAAGGGATTATGACAGACTTCTACAATAACCTAATAAGCTTAACAAACAACCTAGAAGACATCGCATTCACCAAATACGCAACAATCACAAACCTAAACGGTGACGGAACCTGCACCGCAAAAGAAGACGAAGAAGAAGGACTAACCCACGAAAACATCAACACACTAGGAAACAACTTAAAAGTCGGCGACAAAGTTGTTGTAGGATTTGTGGATAACAGCATCTACAATCCAGTAATCCTCACCGGTGGAGAAGAAGCCTACACCAAAACCGAAACCAACAACCTACTGCAAAAGAAAGTCGATGAACCCCTCAACGAAGGCAGTAATGGACAAGTACTAACCACCGACGGAGCGGGAGGCAGAACTTGGAAAACAGTACAAGGCGGAGGCGGAGACGGGTCAATAATAACAGTCGGAAGCTTCACAATCAACAATGAAGGCCACCTTATAGTGGAATTCCCCGGAGCAACAGACAACCCTTACTTCATAAATGACAACGGACATCTAGTATATGATACTAGCAATATTTACAATGGAGGATTGATAGGATAGCACAATACGATCTAGGAAAAGTAGTCGGAGATGCTGGTGCAAAAGGAGACAAGGGAGACAAGGGAGATACTGGAAACGGCATACAAAGCATTGTACTCCGAAGCACAAGTGGACGAGTCAAGACATACAGGATAACCTACACAAATGGAGACACTTTCGATTTCCAAGTAACTGATGGAGCAGATGGAAGCAGTGCAAGTGTAGACATAGTCACTGCTTGGAACACTACAACCTCAGATGCAAAAGTTCCGTCAGAGAAACTGGCAAAAACTAGCTTGGATGCAAAGGCTCCAACAAGCCATGCAAGTTCAGCTTCAACATATGGCCTTGGCACAACATCCAATTACGGCCACGTGAAAACCATAAATGATTTGACTCAGTCAAGCCACAGCAATGGTGCAGCATTAAGTGCTTATCAAGGATACGTGCTTAAACAAGCGGTGGATGGAAAAGCAAACAGCAGTCACACACATACAGTTAGCAACATCACTGATTTTCCAACAATCCCTAGTAAAACAAGTGATTTAACTAATGATGGTGATGGAACTAATGCATTCCTGACACAACACCAAAGCTTGTCTAATTATGTCCAGAAATCATCCACTACAGGTTTATTAAAGAATGATGGAACCGTAGACACTACAACTTATCTCCCATCAAGCAGTTATGTTCCATATTATTATGCTACTTGCGCAACAGCTGCCGCAACACAGGCCAAGGAAGTGACAATCACTGATTTCACACTTGAAACTGGTGTGGTGATCGTTGTCAAATTCACAAATGCAAACACTTACAATGGTACTGCAAGATTGAAAATCAACTCACTCACAGCTATTGACATAGCAACTGTAGGCACAACAAAGACAAGCCGATACCATTGGACCGCAGGCGAAGCAGTAACATTCGTGTATGATGGAGCAAACTTCGTAATGATCAATACTGGAATTGCCACAACATCATATTATGGAGTTACCAAACTGTCAAGCAGTACCAGTAGCACAAGTGGAAGTTTGGCTGCCACTCCTGCTGCAGTAAAAGCAGCTTATGACCTTGCGAATAGTAAAGCCGACCCTAGCGATATCCCTGCTAATACTAGTGATTTGACTAATGATAGTGGTTTTATCACTTCTGCAGCTATTGCGGATATGCTTACAAGCAATGATATTGCTAATAATCTGACTACTACTGCTGCAGGGAAAGTGTTGGATGCTAGACAAGGAAAGGCATTAGCAGACCTTATAGGAACTGCAATCCAATACATAAATATGTGATAGTATGTTAGGGATTTATTCTTACATAGATAAGCAAACTAATGAAATAGTTTATGTGGGAAAGGACTCCCACATAAATAAACAAAAAAGACATAAGGCGCATCATCATCAATCAAATAAGGATATGCAAATAATTAATAAGGTTTTGCAAAGTAATCCTAACAGATATACATATCAAGTGCTTAATTGGAATGTTACAGACCAAGATACCTTAAATGCTTTAGAGGTTCAACACATTAGACACTTAAATCCTAAATTTAATTTTACTGATGGTGGTGAAGGAGTTAATGGATATAAACATTCTGATGAAAGGAAAGAAAAGATGAGAAAAGCCAAATTAGGAAAAAAACTTTCAGAAGAAACTAGAAAGAAAATGAGTGATAATAATGCGAAGTATTGGTTAGGTAAAAAAAGAGATAAGAGCACCATACAAAAGATAGTAGAAAAAAAGAAAGGTAAATCCTTATCGGAGTCTACTTTAAAAAATATGAGCAAAGCAAAAAATTCGAGTGGATTTTTTCGAGTTTATAAAGTGAAAAATCCTAAATGTAAACAAGGGTTTACTTTTGTTTATAGTTATTATGATAATGGAAAAAGAGTTCAGATTAGGAATGTTAATCTCAAAAAACTTGAGAAAATAGTGAAGGATCGTGGATTGGATTGGTGTATTATAAATAATGAAAATGCTAAACAAACTTTAAATGAATTGGAGGAATGTATAAATGACTAATGATACTAATACTTTGAATGGAGCATTAATGGAATTAGGCGAAACAATGGCGGATAATCTTGTGGCGAAAGGTGTTACTGCTAGTGCTAGTGACGGATTAACCACATTAGCAGGGAAAATACTTGATATCCAAACCGGTGGCAGTTGTTATCATATAGAGTTTAGTGAAGCGAGTTATACAGCGGTTGGAGGTAGTGCCACATTAGAGATTTACCTTCAAGAAAATTATGCTCCGAAGAGCAGTGCTACTGTCACAGTAACAGGTAGTGATGGTTCAGTATACACTGGTATAACGAATACTAATGGTTTGGCTAGTGTAACTGTTACTAATATCTCCGCTGATACTACCTTTACTGCAACATATTCCAATGTTACTGCTACTTGTACTGTCAATGTGGCAACTTACCTATTCTATGATGGAGGTGTAACTGGAAATGTCAATACAGATTACACTAATGTAGGCAATGGAATACAAATCGATGTAACCAGTACAGGTACAAAAATATCCTGTACCGCATATGGTAACAGATACCGCAGACCAAATGTGCTCCTGAATGGAGATTTCAGAGTTACAGTAACCTGTGTTGAAACAACCGACAATGGTTTTGAAATGGCCTTACTCAATTCAAGCAATACCAAACAATACCATCTGACTTTCAGTTGGGCAAATGGTAAAGACTGGAACAATAATGATACACAAGTTGTTACAAATCTTTCCGCAGTAACAGACAGTCCAGTAGTTATGGAACGTGTAGGCTCTACATTGACTGTTAAATGTAATGGCACACAACTCCTAACAAGGACCATCACTACCTCTGATGTTTACTATGCATTCGGAACACATAGCCAAGGCCGCAGATACTGTATATTCAAAGATTTAATGATAGAAGCGTTATAGTGCTTCTGCTATTTTCCCTGAGGTGAATAAAATCACAACCATAAAAACAAAAAATATAATCAATGAAGCAACTGAAATCAAAAACTTCATCGAGAAAAACAAGAAGCTTCCAAAGTACTGCACAATCCAAGGCAACCAATACACCCCATACACGGTCGCCTACTTGATAAGCCGAACCATCAGCAACCTTAAAGCAGATGCTCTTAATGTCAAGCCAATCGGCAAGTCTAACCAAGGATTCAGTACCAAACTCTCCGAGAATTGCAGTAAGACAACCTACCTTGATATGATTGGCAGATTTAATGATTATTGTAGCAAAAATGGTAGAGTCCCTGCTTATGTAGTAACTATACGAAACAAGGCAGACTTTACAACCTACTTGTATGCTTGTTGTAAAATACTAAACTACTACAAGCAAAACAATACTTTACCGAAGACTTGCTTGTTTACATCATCATACATTGATGTAAATAAAAAGGCAACATCAAAAACAAAAAAAGATAATACTAAATCTACATCAAGTAATGCAAACATAGAAGTTTATACCAGTAGCCCACACTATCTGAATACTGGATGCAACAACCTAGGACAATGCACAAGCTATTATTGTGGTGTTCATAGTGTCCACCAAGTGTTAAGGAAGTTTGGAATAACCAAATACTCCGAGTCCAAACTTGCAGGGTGGGCAGGAACCACAACCGCCGGTACAGACCACCAAGGCATACTTACTGCCATAGCCAAAGCAAGCAACGGCAACCTAAAAGCGAAGTGGATTAATTTCAGTAGCCTCGGAGATAACACAAGTGCAAGGTTTAAGGCTCTTGGCAAACTAATCAATCGGTCTGATACTGATTGCATCGTACACAACCTATACCGACTCAAATATGGTCACTATGAAACAATCCACAAGATAGACCATAATAATAAAATCGTATATGTCTTGAATTCATTAGGCAATAAGTGTGGCACAACCAGTTATTGTGGCTACATCGAAAAAAGAACCTACAACGAATATGCCAAGTATATTGCAAATACACCGGCTAACCAACCAAGCATATGCCTAATCACAAAAAAATAACCCTTTGATGATTATGATACAGAAAATCCTAATAAACCAAAAAATAGCCAACCGACTATATGATTGCCTGGGCGATCATAAACTCGTGATTGAATACCAAGCAAAAATCAATGAAAGAAACCATAAGGAGAATATCATTAATAAGAGTGATATTGTCTTTACGGATGAGAATGGAAACTACATACAATGAGGTGAAAGAATTGAGTAATCATACTGGAAACATATCAACTATCGTGAAAATGATACTTCTGACCGTCTTGCCCTACATCATAGCAGACACACAAACCCAAGACCAAGTAATAAGCATCATACTTGCAATAGTGGGTCTTATTATTGCTTATGTTGATGCGAAGTATCCGAATACATTGGCTTTCCTTGATAATGAGGCTACCATTGATGAGCCGGCACAGGTCGGTGAAATCAGACAACCAATCATCTTGAACGAGGAGTATATTACTCCAATCGAGGATGTGGACGAAGAAGAAGATACTGGATGCTAAAACCCATAAAACTTTTTTTTTACTTTTTTTACCTTTTTTTATTACTTTTACCCCTTTTTCTTATTACCAACATCCCATTTTATAACCAAAAAAAGACAAAAAATTAGGTATCCCATACACATTTGATAAAAAAAGCAGATAAAGTTAGGATAAAACGATACTTACATATTTAATAAACACCCATTTACAATAACTTTACCACAATACTTATCAAATGCTCTCACTTATTTTATAAAAAAACAGACAGACAAACATAAGGAATGCCTATGATTATTGAAGACAAAAAAATACTTCAAGAAATAAGACAATCCAAAAACCTAACCCTGTCCTCGATAAAAAACTACGAATGTGCCATGAGACAATACACCACCTACAACCAAATGAGCATGTACGAGTTAATACAAGAAGCAGAACAGGAAGAAGAAACCGGAGTAAGATGGAAACACCGAACAATAAGACGACGATTGATAGGTTTCCGAGCATACCTACTCCAAAAATACGAGTACAAGGCCACAACAAAAACATACCTGGCAAGGATACTAACAATCTACCGATACTACGAAATCGAGTTACAAGCCCTGCCAAGTGTCAGCACACGCAACAAGCCCAACACTCAAATAAGGTACGAGGATTTACCCACCAGGGACATAATCCGAAGAGCAGTCAACAATACCGACTCCCAGATGAGAGCCATCATACTATTCATGAGCTCTTCTGGAACGGCACGAGCCGAAACCACAAACCTACGAGTACAAGACTTCATCCAAGCTACAAGTGAATACCATAATTCCAAAACAATAAATGAAGTCCTGGAAGAGTTGGATCCAAACCGTGACATTGTGCCTTGTTGGAAAATCCACAGACAAAAAACAGGTAAGGACTATTACACTTTCAGCAGTCCAGAGTCAAGTAGGGCCTTAATCGATTACCTATGTGGCTGTGAAAGAAGCTTAACGAATGATAGTAGCTTATTTGGGATTGGCCACCTTTACCTGACACAGAAATTCATACACCTAAATGATAAATTGGGTTTGGGGAAGGTTGGTCATAATCGTAGGTTCAGGCCACATATGCTCCGTAAGTTTCACGCTTCGCAATTAAGTCAAGGCGAAAATGCTTTACCGGTCCACTTGGTGGATAGTTTGCAAGGGCGTGGCAAAAATAAAGTGCATCAGGCCTATTTCCTTGACAATCCCGAAGATATGAAAAGAAAATATGCTTTGAATATGCACCGGTTGTTTATTCTTGAAGAAAAAAGGGACACAACGAATGAATTTGCAGAACTGCAAAAGAAGTATGACGAACTTAAACATGATATTCAGAAGGAGGCACGGAATGAAGTAAGGAAAATTTTACTTGAATTGGGTTATGAATTATAAAAAAAGAGGGGTATGGCTGCCAAAGCAGTTAGAATAGAGAATAATAGCGATAAAAAAGAGTTTTTTTAGTTTAAATATTTAATCTTAAATTTTTTGCACAAATAGGATTTTATTTTTTGAAAAACTATGAAAATCTTTAATATAGCATTGTTTATCTTCAGCAACCATGAACTTATTTTTGTCCATGATTACTTATAAAGATGTCGCTACATTAGGATTTTAATCGTCGCTACTTTCTCTCTTTTTTACTGTTATCACCTTCTCATCGTCGATGACATTGACAGTCCAAGTCAACTCATCATTTGGTTCAACTTCTAAAACATCACCTATTGCCTTCGGAATGCCAGTTCGGAGGCTATTACTGGTGGTGTTTGCCTTATTGATTTTACTATGCTGTTTCAAGATTATCATACCTCTTGTTATATTTTTCGTTATATATAATTATACTTTTTATCTATAATAAATGTTGCCATTAAGTTAAACAAAAAGTCGCAACTTTTATATAGTATGAAGACCAACATTAAATCAAGCAAGACTTAAAATCTTGACTTAAAAATTTTTGCACAATAGGAATTTTGGTACTATGAAAATTGAAGAAAACACAATTGTCTTATTGCCGAATGGTGATTTGACAACTGGAGAACAAATAATAAGAGCACTAGCTCTTGAAGAACGAATTTTAAGCTTCGCCAAAGAAGGTGAAAACAATGGTTAAGCAGAAACTTTATGCCATCAACCCAGACAGTATCTGGTGCATCGGTGCTCGTGGTAAATGCTACGAAGCCTACCTCGGCAGAACTGTTAAACGAAGCCAATTACGGCTTGGCAAGACAGTAGAAGTCGAATTCCACAATCACAAAGCCTACATCAAAGGAGTGTGCCAATAAATGGATTACGAAACCTACCTTGAACTCGGAGCAATCCATACTGTCGAGGCTCCTGATGAAATCCCATGGTACGATCCAAAAGATGAAGAGGATTATCTTGTGGATTGTTACTTAAATGATGAGGCTTATTTGGAAGCCCATATCAGCAGCCTTTATGGTGAAGAGGTGAAACTATGAAGAGTGGACTACAAAACTTCCTTGCATATTGTTATATGTGTTATAGTGGCAAGGCAAGACTGGACCGTGTACAAACTGATATCCACAGGACACTTGTCCTAGTTGGTTTTGTAACACTTATTGTTCTTGCATTTCTGGGACTTGTAGCACTTTGCTTCCTTATCAAGCCACCGGAATATTATAGTACACCTTTGGCTTTTTTATAGGAGGTACAATATTCATGAGAACTATCAAGAAACAAGAAACAATCCGTACTGACTGGCACGGCGTACTCAAAGAAATCAATAAGATTGGAGTATTCGGTGCCAAGAAAGTACAAACTATCAGCATCAAGCCCTACCAATCAGACCTATATGATAAGCCACAGTACACACTTATCATAGACACTTTGGAGGAAAGAGATGACTAGTATCGGCAAGTTAGCAGATGAACTATTAGAAACCATAGCCCTGGAAGACGAAGCATACTTCCAACGGCATGGCTTCTACACCACAAGGACAAGGGCAAATGAATGCCGAGTCCTTGTCTTTGAAATACCAAACGAACAAAAGAAACTTGAAGATTTTAACCTATGGAGGACCAAAAATGGCAACTAAAAAAGAAGAAAACACTTTTGAAGAAATGAAACCATTAAGATACACCGACACCGTTTACAACTGCATCGGACTATGGAGACAAAAAGGCATCGACGTCAACATGATGCTAATCAAAGAAATCGAAGGAGCAAAGAAAAACCTTGACCGTTTTAAACAAAAAGTCGACATTGATAAAAATACTTTATTATTGGAGACTAACTGGGACAAGGTGAACGAAGAAAGAAAAGCACAAGGATTACAAAAAATCAGTAACGAGAGTATGAGGAAGGCTTACATTGACAGTCAACTCGTACAAGAAAAAAGAGAACTCAACACCTTAACCGTTGAGTACGAAACACTACTAAGAATTTATGATGCAATCAAGGAGTAAATAGTATGGCATTTGAAACAATAGAACCTGGAGTAGACGAAACAAGCAGATACTGGGAACCATTAACCATCGGCGACAGTATCGAAGGAAACGTAATAGACTTTGTAGAAGACAATTACGGCAACACAAGAATATTATTAGAACTTGAAAGTGGCTTCGAAAAAGAACTACCATCTCACAGAGACCTGCAAAGATACAACCGCAAAGTAGACATCGGCGACTACATCAGAGTAACCCTTGCGAAGATAATACCATCTAACAATGAAAACTATGCCGATAAGCGTGTTTACAAGGTTGAAAAAGACCCAAGCAGACGAGTAGAATACGAAGAAGACGAAGGTGAAGTATATGACTACTAAAAACGAAATCATAGAGGCGGAGGCAAAAACCTCCTCCCTCGACCTAATCAAAGACGAAAACAAACTCAAAACCGAAAACCATAACGCCCTAGCAGTAGTACACGAAGTATTACACAACAAGGAGAAACCCGTTATAGTAAACGGGAAACGCCATCTCGAATTTGAAGACTGGATCGCCTTAGGCAATGCTTTTGGTATTGCTGTAAGAACCGGTGAAGCAGAACCAGTCGAGATATTCGAAGCCAAAGGATTTAAAGCAAGAGCCGAAGTAGTCCGAGTATCCGATGGCATAATCATTGGAGGAGCCGAAGCTTACTGCTTGAACAATGAAAGGAATTGGAGAAACAAGGATTACTTCCAAATGGCTAGCATGGCGCAAACTCGTGCTGGTTCGAAGGCCCTTTCCAACCAGTTAAGAGGATTCGTAAGCCTTGACAAAAACTTGAATGGCACACCATCCGAAG